CGCGGACTTCGTGGAAGTTCAGCCCCGTGTAGTCTGCCACCAGCTTGACCCACCAGGAAGTGGTTTTATATTTATGCCCGCCCGCTCTATCGGGTATAGGATAGAACGGGATCGTCAGTTTTTTGCGTTTTTAATTTCTTCGATGAAGTCAATATACGCGCCGAAGAATATGACGGCGTCCTCGAGCCTCATGCGATACTTGGTGCGGAGCTCCTCCGCGGTGACGGTCTGGTCTTCAAGGTTACAGTTGACGAAGTCCGCCATCAGCTCAAACACTACCTTGATGCTCTCCGCTGTGCCTGCCTTTACCGCCTCATTGATCGAGGAGGTGTTAGCCTGGAGCTTTTCGATGAGTGCCTCGGTAGGTGCGACGAGGCTCAGCCTCGTGCGGTCTGCGTCCTTTAATGTAATTTCAAGCACCGGACGCTCGATGCTGTTAAAATCGAGAGTTTTGCGCATTTCTCGGTCTCCTTTTTAGTAATTTAAAAGGCGAGGAGCGGGCGCGCTCCCCGCCTTAGTGTTAGGCCGCGGTCTCTTCGATGAGTTCGACGAGGGTGCCGTCTTCGTCGTGAGGCATCGCCTTGAACTCGGGCTCGATGACAGTGCCCGCATCAGCCGCGAAGGTGAGCGTCGCGCCTGCGGTGTTTCTGCCCTTGATAAGTATCCAGAGGTCTCCGTCCACCTCGTCCTCGTGGTGGAAGCAGATGGCATAGTACTTGCCCTGGGCGTTACCCGCGCCGCCTATCTTCACCGTGCGCTTGCCGCTTGCTTCGGTTACTGCACAGCGGTCGATGAGCTTCTGGAGGGTCGTGCCGTTCCAGGTAAGGAGGCCGCACTTGAGGATCGCCTCCTCGTTGGTGGTGATCACCTTGGACACATAGCCGAGGTCGTCCTTCTCCTCGTGGGTCTCTTCGGTGTATTCGAGAGACGCGCCACCCTTGATGTAGCCGAGAAGGTTGTCGGCGGTGCAGAGGGTGTCGACCGTGGGCATCGCCGACTCAAAAGCTGCGAGGTAAATCTTGCCCGAGCCGAGCGTGATGTTGGTCTTTTCTCTTTTACCCATTTTTTATTCTCCTTTTCTCGTAGTATGTAAATTCGTAGATGACTTGGTACCGCTGCTCCTCCGGGAGCCAGTACCTCGCCTGCTTAGTCCACTTTAGCCCCGCCGTGTCAAGAGAGGACTCAAGAGCCGCCTCAGCCTTCGGGTCGGGCTTCGGTTCGTAAAGCTCGACTGTTACGTCGTGCGTAAATATTGCGTTGATACCGTCGGGGCCGTCTGCGGTTACGTCGTCCGTATACACGCCATAGGTCTCGGCGGCGGGCGGGGAAGGGAAGCGCGTCTCGCGGTATCGGATCCCCGCGCGGGTTAAAATTTTATTTACCATTCGCGAGCACCTCCTTGACTGCGCTCTCATATTCGGGAAGCACCTGATCCACCGCGTTCTTGAGGAAGGGGTTCGCCCTCGTGCGTCCTCCGTCTTTGGTCGCGTGACCGTGGACGAGGAGATGCGTCAGGCGGTAGTCGGGGGCTTTGACGTACCAGGTCGCCCTGATAGTCCGTCCTCGGAGTTGTCCCTTCTTTCGGTCGCCCTTGCGGTTCAGTCCCCGATATTCGGCGGCGATGTGCTTCCGGTACTGTCCGTTCCGCCTACCTGTCGGAGCGGTTGCCCTCGTTTGCCTCACCAGTTTCTCCATACTGTCACTGGTTACGCGGGCGAGTCCTTCGTTGACCTCTTCGCTGTAGATGCCCAGCTCCTGCTCAATAGCCGCGCCGAGCTCTCCCGCTTTGATGTACTTAGACATAGAACTCACCCACCAGCTTGATGTCCTGGTGCAGCTCCTGGAAGTCGTCATAGTCGACGACCTTGAAGGTGTGCCCTCGGTAGATGATGCGGTAGGGCTGGGGGCTGTACTGTATCTCCTCGAGGGCTTTGCAGTACCGGAGCTTGAAGGTCAAGCTCGCGCGGTGCTGGTCGGCTCCTGCGTTGAAGGCAGTGCTTCCCCCGGTCTTGTTGACGTAAGCGTGGAGACGGAGGCGGTCTGTCCATTCCTCAGTGTCCGGGTCTTGGACTTGTATGACGATGGGCTTGTCGTAGGTCACGACGCACCACCTCCCGCTTCTGCCTTTGCCCGCCTGAGTTCTGTCCTCAGCTGGAGCTCAAGCGCATCGCGGAGATGGTTCTGCGCGCTGTCCTGCTTTCCGCTCCTCGGGTGGTTGTCGTATGCCTCCTCGGTATATATCCGAAGAAGCTCGTCGATGCGGGGATCGTCGGGCAGTCGGTCCTCTACGTCTCTACCGACTGCGCCGTAGAGCCGGTAGAGTGCAGAGTTGAGAGCGCGCTGGAGGTTCGCCTCGACCACGTCGTCCATGTAGTCGATGCCCATGCTCTGGGCGGCGTCATGCACTGTCAGCATCTTGGGAGCCTCCTCTCGTCAGGGCTTTATACAGTCGCCGAGAACGAGCCGTAGATGTAGGCAGTGGTGTCGGTGCTGATGGTGTCGAAGCCCTCGATCACGCGGAGCGTGTTCTGGTTCTTGTTGAAGTTTGCGTGCTCGGAGAAGGCGAACTCAAGAGCCGCGAACTCCTTGAAGGTCGCGCCCGCCTTAGTGTCACCATAGAAGATGGGGAAGTGGGTCGCGTCGATGTTGGGAAGCTGTGCGTCGGGGTATACCTTAACGGGAAGACCCTGGAAGAGCTTCTGCGTGCGGTTTTCGGGGTTGTCCTCAAGTACGGGACGGCCGTCCTCGAACTTCTCAGCATCGAGAGCCGCGAAGCCGCTCTGGTTGGTAGCGATCACGCCACCGATGAGGCAAGAGGGGTCGAGGTCGACGGTGATGGACTTCTTGAGAGCCTCCCAGCCTGCGACTGCCTTGGGCGCGCCGCTGTTGTAGCCAGCCTTGAGGGTGTCGAAGATGTCAGCGTTCTCGCTGATGACCGCGTTCCTGACGAACCACTTGTTGAGGTAGCCCATGAGGCCTGCCTTCTCTGCACCTGCAAGGATGCGGGAGATGGGGATGATCTTGCCGTAGTGCTTGATGGCGAACTTGATCACGTCGAACTCAGGGTTCGACTCTTCTGCGATTGCATCGCCGTCGTCGAAGTTGACGAGACCCGCGGGTGCGCCCTTCTCGTAAACGACGGAGCCGGTGAGGGAGTCGGTGGTCTCAACGGTGACGAGTTCCTTCGCGGAGACGTAGGTCTTGCGGAGCTCGTTGATGGCGGTCTTTACGTCCTCGGGGATGAGGTAGTTCTCGCCGTCCTCAGCGTTGTCGCCGGTGATGAGTGCCTTCTCTGCCTCGGTGAGGTGCTGACCCTTGAGCATCTTGGCGATGGTCTTGAAGCCGTCAGCCTCTTCGGTGTCGTTGTGCGCGGGAAGGTTGGAAGCCTTCGCCTTCTTGGCAGCCTCGAGTCTTGCAAGGGTGTCGAATTTCTTCTGGAGAGCGTCGACCTCGTCAAGGACTTCGTTTGCCTTGGTGATGTCTGCGTTCTCGCCGCTCATAAGGCTCTCAGCCTCGGCGGACTTTGCAATGATCTGAGCGTTGAGCTCTCTCATCTCTTTTGTCATGTGTTTGTGCCTCCTTAAATATTGTTGTTGTTTTTTGCCTTTTGAGCGCTCAGTCGAGCGCGTGTAGCCATAAGTTTGACCAGGTCGGTCTGGTCGGTCTCCGTCTCGAAGACGGTCTTGCCCGTGTAGCTCTTGCTTACACCAGCCGCCCGCTGTGCAGGAACGGCGACGAGCGAGAACTCGTAGGCATCCTTCGCGCCGGTCAGCTTAAAGATGCAGACCTCCGCGCCGGCTTCCTTGTCGTAGCTTCTGCCCGGCCAGTGTCGGCAGTAGCTCTTCGTGTTGTCGGTGCCGCATATAGAGCAGATTGAGCCCGTTATGGAGCAGCCGACCGAGCCTTCCTTCTTGATGCCGCCCTTTATCTCGGCGATCAGGTCGGCGTTGCTCGCCGTCTTGACCATGTAGCAGTGCGCCACCAGTTGCGTGTATATCTCGCCGGACTTCAAGGTCTTGGAGCCCTGGACGAGTTCCGTCTTGTAAATACGCGCCACCTGGTTGTCAGCTCTGTGCTCGTGGTCCTTGATGACGGTCTTGCCGAGGAATAGCTTCTGCAAGTCCTGGAGCGCCTTCTGCGTGAACTGCTCGAAGGTTCGGTCGACCTCGTTGTCGCAGAGCACAGCCTTGAAGGTGAACACGTCCTCAGCCGCAAGGGGCGCGAGCGCGTGCTTGTTGATCTCTTTAAGGTCTGCATCCGTGACTTCGTGCGCCGACAGGCTCGCCGCTTTTTGAATTATTCCCGGAGCGTCGTCAAGATTTCGGTGATTGTCTTTTTCAACCATGCCTTCTCCTCCTCTCTTTGTTCGTTGTCTATTTGGGTATACTGCGCCCCCGTATACTGGACGGGGATGCTCGCACCGTTACCGAGGAGCTGGTCGCCGCCTTCCTTGCTGGGAAGGTCGAGACGTTCGCGTGCCTCGTTAGGTGTCATCAGGAAGTTGGAGACCGCCGCGCTGAGGGTGTTGATCTGCGTCTGCTGGTCTGCTCGGAGAAGGACGCCGACGTTGAACTTGCTGTGGTACCCGCTCTTGGCGTCGTCGGTGAGGAGTATCTTGTAGTCGATTTCCTCTTCGTACTGCTTGAGCTTGAAGAGGAGGGTGTCGACGAGGAAGCTCAACTGCTGAGCCTCTGCGCTTGCGTAGCTGCTCTTCGTGTAGTCGCCTATCTGGTAAGGCTTCACGCCGAAGGCACTCGCGATCTGGAGTGCGCTGTACTGTTTGAGCTCGAGGAACTGGCTGTCCGTGAGTTTGAGGTTCAGCGGGGTGACGGTAGTGCCTACGGGCAGAGGTATCACGCGGCGGCCGGCTTTAGAGCCTCCGTCTCGGGTGTACTCTTCCACCATCTGCGACAGCGCGTCCTGGTTGGCTTCGCTGAGGCTTCCGGTATATTGCAGGATAGCCTTCGCCATCATCCCGTTGTCGTAGAGCTTGTTCGCCATCTTCTGCGCCTTGATATTGCCCGCGATAGTATCACGGAGCTGCTCGCGGACGCTGATGCCCACAAGGCCGTCAAGCGTGAGGTGGCTCTTGAAGTGGATCACCTCGTCGGAGTTGTAGGTGGTCTGCCCCTTGCTGTGCGATACTCTGTAATATACCGCGGGGGACGTATGAAGCAGGCAGGCGTCATCGTACACGACCTTGACCTTCGTCGGATCGAGGAGCCAGAGCTTCGGGCTGTTGAAGTCGCTCTCGTCGATGAGGGCGTAGGCGTTGCCGTAGTGACCCACGAACGCTTCCATCGTTGACCAGAAGGTGCTCGCCGTCATGAAGGGGTTCGGCCGCTCGTTCAGCGTCCGATAGTAGCGATGCTCCCGCGCGATGCGGATGCCTCGGTCGGGGGTGTATTGCTGGAGTTTGAGCGGGAGCTTGCCGATGCTTTCGCTCAAGACCTTGATGCAGGAGAAGTAGGTCGCCTCGCTCAGCTCCGCCGCGCTCACGCCGTGGAGGCTGAAATAGTCAATTAACTGCTGGAGCGTCATCCGCTCCGCCTTCTTCTCCTCTGCGCTCTTCCGCCTTAACATATTAAAGGGATTAGCTATTCTCATATATGCCTCTCTTTCTTAGCCCTGCATAAGGGCGAGATACTTCGCGACGGAGTCGTTGACGTCTATCGGTGCCGCCTCGCTCGCCGTGCTCATAAGCATCACAGCGTGGGCATCAATGAACGCGTCCACGGGGTCGATGCGCTTGAAGCGTTGCCCGGGCTTCTTGTCGACCTTTATCTCCTCGAAGCTGTTGCGGACGATGGCCGCGTTCGCCATCGACCAGGTGAGGAGCTCGTCCTCTCGGTCGTACTCGAACTGCCCGCCCTTCGTCAGTAGCTGGACGGCTACCGTCGCATCGTTCAGGCTCCTCGCGCTCTGCGTGATAGTCACCACGGGACAGCCGAACGCCTCCAGGTCTTGCATCACTCCCGCTGCGTTGTGCGGGTCGATGCCGATGCCGAGGAAGTTCAGCCCCAACCGCTCCTTGAGTTCCGCAAGGTGCGCCACGATGAACTTGTAGTCGTTCATGTAGTCGGTGCCGCCGCCTGTCACCGTTATCAGCCCGAGCTGCTCCCACCAGTCATAGGGCGCGAGGTCTGTCTCTATATGCTCCTCGATCCGCCCGCGAGGCATGAAGCTGTGGCTGTATATGTAGTACTTCGGACCGGGCATCGGGAACTCCAGCGACAACGTCGTCAAGTCTCCGCCGCTTGAGAGGTCGAGACCCACCCAGCAGTCACGGAAGCCCGCCGCGACGATGTCGGTCAGCTTACGATCCGAGCCGCAAGCCTTCCAGGCGTCGGGGTCGATGAACTGGTCGTCTGTATTCTTGACCCATTTATTGAGCGACTTGCAGACGAAGTCCGCCAGGTCCATCCCGCCCATATCTCGCGCCGTCCGCGCATCCTGTCGAAGCGTCGCCAGACGTTCCTCGTCCATACAAGTGAACGGGCACGCCTTCGACCAGTTGACCTCGTCCCAGATGTCATCCTTGTCGTCCAGGCAGTATATATCAATGAAGAAGTCCTCGGCGGGTGTCAGCCCTCGGAGTACCTTCTGCGCGTACTCGTCCATCTCGTAGCAGAAGCTGTTGAGCTTCTTGCCGCGTGTGGTTATCATTGACACCAGCGTCTCGGGGAGCGAGCGGGTGCCGTTGTAAATTGCTTTATAAATGCCGTTGTCTCGGTGCTGATGCAGCTCGTCGATGCTGGCGAAGATAGAGCGGAAGCCGTCATCCAGTCCCGCCTCCTTGCTCAGTGCCTCGATGGTGCATTCGGTGTCTTTGGCAAGTATCAGCGACTTGTAGTCCTTGATGTCGAAGAGTTCCGCAAGGTCGGGGTCGATCTTGATGAACTTCGCCGTCTCCTCCCAGGCAAGCCGCGCCTGCCTCTTCTTC